AACGTCGATAACCGTAATAAAGAAGGGCAAAATGCAATAAGTCATAATTCTTGACAGTGGTTCGGCAATATTATTAACACCAGCCCGTGTTACAATCCGAACTACTGTCAGGGCTGGTGACTTAAGAAAGGTACAAGATGGAAGAAACAACCACAACCAACGAACCTGTTGATGCTGGCGAAACTCAATCTGTCAATGGCATCGCTATAGATGACCAGGGCATGGCGATTTCAGAACCAGAAGAAGCAGAAACTACGTCGGCGGTAGCAGAAGCCGTTGCACCTGAGAAAGAAACTACAACAGCACCAAGTGAGCCGTCTGATGACGAACAACTTACTAAGTTTGCTGAGACCAAAGGTTTAGTTCTCGATAGCGACAATGCTAAAAAAGCAGCTAAGATGGCTATGAACGCCGAAAAGCTGATGCACGACAAAACTAAAAGAGCCAGCGAACTCGAACGCACAATGTCCTCTATGAGTGACGATTCTGCGCAAAGGCAAGCTGAAGTAACCGGTGAAAACCCAGAAGTTCTCAAACGAGTACAGCGTATGGAAGTCAAGGAATCAATCCGAGACTTTTGGGACGCTAACCCTGAAGCAAAGCAACACGAAACCGAGATGGCCAAGATTGCAGTTGAAGCAGGATTATATGGTTCACCAGAGGCTATTCTAAAAGCTAGTTATGCTATGGCAATGATGAATAATCAAGGCGCTGTTAAGTCACAGGGGAAACGAGAAGCTCTCGAATCTCTAGCCCATAAACAACAAGCCTCCGTGCCAATAGGTAATGCAGTTACGTCAGGGATGACAAGTAACTCTATTACTCCTCAAAATGTTGTTCAGATGGTAGATGCTCACGACCAGCAATGGTTTGTTGACCACTACGCTGAAATTAACAAAGCGATGGCCGGTTAATAAATAAGAAAAGAGATTTAATAATATGGTTACAGGATCAGGTGCATTCGGTTCAGGAAATGTAAACATCGGCGCAACCGCTGCCGCTGCTTTCCGACCTTAACTTATAGGGTCAAATTGTACTTTTACAATGATAATCATCTTTAATTAATGGGGAAAGTCCAGTAGTGGATAACCCTCAGGAAGGTTTTGTCTTTCAGTCTACACTATGGTATAATGAGGTTATGAATATAACATCACAATATCTAGCAGGATTGATAGACGGCGAAGGATATTTAGGGATACTGCCATCAAGAGCAAAAGGTCTTAAACATACTTCCTACGAGCCGGTAATTAAAATTGGTATGACAGGTAATGAAGTGCTTCCGATATTCAATAGTTTAATCAATACTTATGGAGGTCATATTGACACACAAGGTAAAAAAACTATGGGTAATCGCATAGCATACACATACATATTAAAATCTAAGATAAAAGTTTTTAACTTACTAAAAGATATACAACCATATCTAATAGTCAAACTAGAACAATCAAAGATATTAAGAAGTTTTTGTGAATTACCATACAATCACCCAAATCATCTTACATTCGACTTAGGTATAATAGCCATTCGAGATAAAATGTATTATGATTTAAAATTACTTAAGCAACCACCTGCAACGACTAACTAAGATGACGGTAGAAATGCCGAAGTGATAGTCTAAACTGCATATATAACAAACTAAAATGCAGAGGATAGGTCGAAGCACCTAACCCGCCTCACATGAGGTCATAAAAGTAATAGATTGAATATCTGGAGCAAAGAAGCCTTAATGTTCGTCAAGAGCAATTTGGTTCTTTTGCCACTCATCAAACACTATGATGCAGATGTTACAAGTTCAGGTCAGACGTTGGAGATTCCAAATGTTTCAGCTATCGCTGCAAACTTGAAAGCCCAAAACACAGTAGTTACTTTGAACTACAACACAGAGACAAAGACAACGATTACTTTGAACCAACACTACGAGAGTTCATTTATCGTTGAAGATTTAGCTAAGATTCAATCAGCCTACGAACTACGAAGCGACTACACACAAGCTGCCGCTTACGCAATCGCAGAGAAGATTGATGGCGCACTAGCAACTGCAATGACCACAGCTTTCACCGGCTACGGCACATACGGTACTGCTTTGAATGATGCCCTCATTCTAGCCGTCAACCGCTACTTGAGCGAAGCTAAAGCCCCACGTACAGATCGTTCAATAGTTGTTCACCCTAAAGGTGAAGCAGAATTACTAGCAATCGACAAGTATGTCCGATACGACGCACTTGGAGTTGGTGGTTCTACAAACGCTATTGCTAACGGCCAAATCGGAAGCATTTATGGTGCTAAGGTATTTATGAGCCAGAATCTAGTTTACCTAGATACTGCAACTGATGAATACAATCACCTATTCTTCCACAAAGACGCATGGGCAGTTGCTATGCAACTACAACCACGCACACAGGCTCAATACAAGCAAGAATATTTGGGCTGGTTGGTCACTGTTGATGTCCTATTTGGTCATACACAGTTACGCAGCGGCTTCGGTTTCAAACTTCGCTCGTAATTGCCTAACGAGTATAAGATTAGCCCTTCGGGGCTTTTCTTATTGGTTTATGTTTGGCTATGTGTTAAAATAGATATATGAAAGATATAAAAACTAGTATGGGACAAACAGTTAAGGTATGTGATTGTCATTATGATAAAGTCAGCACTCATAAATGGTCAGCGTTACGACAGCCAAACCGACACCCAGTTATATACTATGCTGTTAGATTCGGTGACAGAATAGGTAGGAAACCAGGACTGATATTGATGCATCGAGAAATAGTAGACTGTCCTGAAGGTATGGTGGTTGACCATATCGACGGCGACTCTAGTAATAATCAATGCTATAACCTAAGAATATGCACACAAGGCCAAAACTTGCTTAATACATCTAAGCCTAAATATAATACTGTTTCTGGTTATAGGGGCGTATATTGGCACAAGGCGGCACAGAAATGGTGTGCTGAAATACGTTACAATAATAAGAAGCAATATCTTGGTTTATTCAAAACACCTAAGGAAGCATCTATTGCCTACAATATCAGGGCAAAGGAACTATTCGGAGAATATTATTCAGAGTAAAATAATAAATGGAGGAGATGTTATGGGTAAAGGTATGAAGCCTCGCAAAGAGATGAAAAAAGCAAAGAAATGCGCTAAATAATCTCACTAAGGAACTCCCAGCAATGGGGGTTCTTTTTTATGCTCTATCGTTGTATAAAATGTAACACATATTCATAAACATTATGCTATCATTAGGTTATATAAATAAGGAGCAACAGATGAAAAGTCCACTAGCAGTAGATAAAGCAACAGTCAAAGAGTTCGATATACCAAAGGAAGTAGAACTACACCCACGACAGAAAATAGCCTTTCTTGAAGCACAACTTCACGAACTTAAAGCGGCACAATGGCGAGCAAGAGTAGATGTTGTTCATGCTGTCCGATTGACTGAGAGTCCTATTGAAGCTCTAAAGAATAAAGGGTTTAACAATATCTCAGAACACAAGAATCAAGTCCAGCAATTTACTGGTGGTATTTTGATGATTGACAAACTTATCAAAGAATTACGAGCCGAGAATCCTGACATGGGACTTGTAACGGCAGCAGATGAAATAGAGGGCTAAGTGAAAGATAAACTCGCAGTTATACTTCCATCAAGAGGGTTGATGTTCAGCCGTACTTTTGAGGAACTATTAGGCGAGCTTGAAGACTTTAACTACGAGATATTTTTTGCTCACTCACGACCTTTGCCGGATTGTTTTAATGAGCCGACTGAACGAGCATTAGCCGACCCAGATGTCTTTGCAGTTTTAATATGCGAAGATGACATGATAATTCCCAAGGGTATCTTAAAAGAGATGTTTGCACAGAACTATCCAGTTGTTGCCCTAGATTATCCATTTCAGCAAGATGGCGACTCAACGTGTCTACATGACCCACAAGGCTTTGCGTTCTGGACTGGCACTGGGTTCATCTTAATTGCTAGAGAGGTCTTAGAAGCCCTAGAAAAGCCTATATGGCGAACTAACCGAACATTTGACCCATTTATCGACAAGGATACGATACATTTCTGGCCACGCATGCTCGACAAAGTGTTTTACGGATTACACGACCTTAATTTTGGCATGGTTCTATATTCTGCCGGTATGCCAATTATGGTGATGGACGAAACTGCTGGTCAACGTAAACTAGTAAAATTAGGTGATGCACACACTAACAATGGGGCGCATCAGATTAAAGACCTAACAATAGTGGGGAAGAATCTAGTATCGGGTATGATTACACCAGAAAACTCAGAATTATTCTTGGGTGCGATGAATAGAGTCAAAAATGTGAAGTTCTGGGAAGATATACCACCATTTATTTCTTATAATGAAGATAATCAGCCTTACTTAAACGATGGGAGAGAGTTCAATGTCGTTAGATAAAACTTATGCACAAAAAGGGATTAAGGTTGGCGTTATTCTGCCTAGTCGTGGTCTGATGTTCTCAAAGACAGCCGAAGAAATACTTATCAATCTTAAGGTAATACCATATAAGTTATATTTTGCTCATGGGCTATCAATACCTGACTGTTTTGAAGTGCCGGTCAATGAAGCACTTGCAAACGGCACTATCTCGCATATATGGATGGTTGAAGACGACATGATACTACGACCTGATACCCTAAAGAAGATGTTAGATATGAACGTAGCTGTTGTTATGGCTGACTATCCCACCACTAAAGAGGGACATGGGGCTGAGTTCTTGGTCAAAAAGAAGATTGTGTTCGGAGGCACGGGCTGTATGTTAGTTAAGCGAGAAGTCTTTGATGAACTGCGCAAACCTTACTTCAGGACGGATATATGTTGGAATATTCGCAAGATGACTGGATATATTAAGATTGTCGGTGTGCCAAGAGGCAAAGACAACGGTGGATATGGACTACACGATGTCAACTTTGGAATTAGTCTTAGACGATTGGCAATACCTATTCCGATACATGATGTTGGATTTGCACTCGGTCAACGTAAACTTGTATCACTAGGCAAGGCTGGGTCTAACAACGGCCAACATATTATTGAAGAGTGGACTAAACTACAAAAGAATAGCCTACTTAAAATTATAAGGAAGTGGCCAACAGCACCAGAGGGCAAACTCACAACTGTGATGGTTGATGGCAAAGAGATAATGTGCAGTCGTAAACATGCCAACAAGCTAATCAGACTTAGGATGGGCGAGAAGCCACCTAAACGATATTTAACAATAGATGATAGCGAGGTATAAAATGAAACTTTTAATAGTATTGATAACTTATAACCGCCTAGAATATACGAAGCGC